GGAGTTGAGTTTAACCTATTTTCGCAAAATATATATTTATTGGAAAGGTTTATATCAGTTTAGTGTCCAAATATATTATATCCCATACCATATATGGAAGATAACTCAAAAACGATAAGTATATCAGGTATACATAACAAACGCCAAATCAAGAATTTAAATAGCGAACCAGGTGCAACAAAAATAGCGAAAAAACGCGTGCAATCCGAAAAATGGAGCTTTTCAAATGAGAACTTTGAATATGCAACCCAACTGCACATGATTAAAAGTATCGCGAATAACGGGTTTCAGCATGGAGATGATGATGTATCAAAAATTGCAATTCAAGAGATAAATAAAAAGATATCCGGATATAAACAACAAGATAGGATAAAGAATCGATACGATGAAACCCAATTTTTAACTCTGGAGTCTGTCATCGTTCAAATGGTAGAATGCGAGTTAAAGTGTCGATATTGCAGGGGCGAAATGAATGTCATCTACGACATTTCAAGAGAAAGTCGCCAATGGTCAGTAGACCGGATTAACAATGATTTGGGGCATAATTTAACAAATTTCCATCTGGCGTGCCTGGAATGTAATCTAAAGCGGCGGCGAAGAACAGACGAAAAATTCTTATTTACAAAACAGCTAAATATTATAAAGAAAATGCAATAAGTTAGATTGTTAATAATATAAAATACGGTTTATGTATATTATTAAGATGGAATGGAAATGGACTAAAGGTGAGCCATATGAAAGATCAAGGCGTTTAAAACATGTCCAAGAATTAGAGAATAAACAGTTTAGCAAAGATATGGACTCCGCTGCATATACGTCCGCGCTAAATCATGATGAAAATACGTGGGACATATTAAACCAAACACATGCCGCAGCTGGATCCGGATTTAAGGTCTCAAACAAACGGGAAGAATTAGATACCAAAATTGCTGGAAGGGATATGGTTCAGCAAATAGGATTCAATCCATTTTTGGGCGAGAGCAGTTACGTCAACGATATTTCAATACGAGACCAATTTTTAAAACCAGTTAACACGACACAGGGAGAGAATCGGGCGACCGCAAAACACTCTTAGATCGTCATTAGATGCGCCGCATTAGATGAGGGATTTAGAGCACATGGTGTACATCAATCGGTTAACAAAATATGCGATAAATAAGTTAAATGCGATTAAGGTACCGCCTTGAACAAACTTGTAGTTCATGATCTTGTAGTTCTTAACAATAAAGTACAAATCTGCGAGCAATGTAAATACCAAGATTACGAAGAAGAGCATAGACAAGATGAGAAAGTAAACACACGATTGCTTGCTCAAAGGTCCGAAAAACATAGCCATAAGGTCCTGCATTTTATATAATAGTATTAGTTTTTATTTTTGCGAAATAAATAGTATTTTAAGCAAACGACTTAAATAAAAATCAAACATTTTACATAATGAGTGCGGTTGCAAATTATACTACGCAAAATGAATTATTACTAAATAACCTGTTGGAGTTCTACAAAACGGATAATCGCCTTAGTAGAATGCTAAAGATTATTACCGGCGAGTCAAAAATCTCCTTGCGGATTGTGGATTGGTTCGCTACCAATTATGCCAAGAAATATTACACATTATATACAACCGAAGACTCAAATGGTCACATGATCCGATTCAAGGTTTACTTTGATTACAAACTTAAGTTGAAGGCGTATTCTAAGAAGAGATTTGACCCCTTTTGTCGTTGGGATAGAATAAGTGTCCCCTACAAAAATGGCACGTGTATTGAAACTACCATTGGGCAGCTGAATTTCTTCAAGTGGGCCATTGAGAATAAGGTCATAGAGTACATTGAAGAGAATTATGATACGATTGAGAAGGACATGAATAGCCGCAACAGCACGTCAAAAAGAAAGGACAGTATCACCGAAAACTCAAAAACCCGCAAGAAGAGAGAAGAGTTGTCCATTTCTGCTACAAAAAGCATTAAGAAGGAGGAGGTTGAGATCGTTGTTCAGTTTCATTAAGGATGAACTCGATGTTGATATAGAATTTTGATATACAAACATATATAATTTTGAAAAAACATTATATGTGTAATATATGTTGTGTGAATACAAGAACATGCTTGGCAAGGTCGGAGAGGGCGCACATTCCATTCGAGTATTCAATATCGCGATTGTAGACGTTTTACTAACTATAATTGGGGCTTATATTATTCATCTACTTGTGCCAGGCTATCACTTTTCCAGTATTTTATTGATATTGTTTGCGGCAGGGATCGTGTTACATCGGATATTTTGTGTGAGAACTACGGTTGACAAACTATTGTTTAGGTAGGCATGACATTTGGTATAATTATTTTTAAATATACGTGAGGTATATATTTAAAAATTAAGTAACTGATATAGTATGGGAAATTCTCAATCAATTCAAAAAATCAATTATGAAGATATTCAATATGTAATCAAAAATGCAGAAGTAAATACATTAATCAACACTCTAACTGAGTCTGAGCAGGGGTGTCTGATTCCAAATACAGTTAACATTCATAAAGAGGCCGAACTCATTAATTCGTTCATCAGAACAAATCATAAGGGTGTAAAAATAATCGTTTATGGTCGGAATTGTAACGACGAAACAGTATATGACAAATATAAGCAGCTCGTTTCGCTGGGGTTCTATAATGTATATATTTATACGGGCGGACTATTTGAATGGCTCATGTTGCAGGATATATATGGTGCGGCTGAGTTCCCGACAACAAAAAAGGAGCTGGACATTTTAAAGTACAAGCCCCGTCAAACATTAAATATGCAGTTATTAGAGTATTAGGATATTAGAGTATTAAGCGGCGCCATTTGGCTTATAATCCCTTACCGCAATATTAGAGAGCTCATCCGCCCGCTTATTAAAATTTCTTAATATGTGCTCGTAGTGTACTTTAACAAACCCCTTTTCTAATGCCTTTGCTATGTCATATAGATCAAGTAGGTTTGGAGAATTACACTTATATTTTCCAGTCATTTGATTGATAACGAGAAGACTATCTCCTTGGACATGAAGTTCTTTTATATTCATTTCCAATGCCTTTTGCAGCCCCAATATAAGCCCGGAATACTCGGCGCGATTGTTGGTTGCATTTACCCCCACAAAGATCCCACTACCCCATAACTCGTCATTGTCATGATAGATGGCTGCTCCGGCTCCACACAACCCTGGATTTCCCTTGCTACATCCATCAAAGTTCATTCTAAACGCAATTTTGGAATAGGGTTTAGGCGGTTCGTCCTGAATAGCGCATTTAATTTGGGGCAGCATGGTCAATATATTATAAGTGAATGTCGTGCAAAATTTCTCCTCATTTTTATTTAAAATACAACAACATGCAAGAAGATACAATACTGTACAATAAATATCTTAAATATATTTTATGTAGACTAATATAAAGAGAATGCTCCCCCTGCTATTATTACTGGCGTTATTTTCAACTGTCGCATTTGCTGACACTGAATGTCCTGCGGTGACCACTATTGCTGACAGACGCAGTGATAAGACCAAACTACGTATTGTTCAATATAATGTGGAATGGCTTTTTATAGATTACTACAGTGAAATGAATTGTCCTGGCGAAGGGTGCACTTGGAAGAATGAGACAGAGGCCCAAACCCACATGAATACTGTTGTGAAAAGAGTCCAGGCGCTGAATCCGGATATTATTAATTTTTGCGAAATAGAGGGATGTGACGAGCTCAACATGTTAAAGGCTCAACTCGGTCCATCCTATATGCCGTACTTAAAAAAAGGCACTGATAGTAGCACGGGGCAAAATGTCGGGATGTTGACACGTGTAGACCCGTCAAAAAGCCTATACCGGACAGAGGACCGGTATAATTATCCTATTCCTGGGTCAAAGTGCGGCTATACAGGCCCACCAAGTTCATCTGGCGTTAGTAAACATTATATTACGGAATTTGAGTTTGGCGGGATGAATATTGCCTTCATTGCGGCCCATCTTGTGGCCATTCCGACCGAGGCATCCAGATGTGCGCAGCGGGAGGCACAGGCATCAGTTCTACAAACCGTCATCACGAATTACATCCAGAACGACTACGAAATAATTATGCTTGGCGACTTTAATGACTTTGACGCAGAGGTATCCGATTTAAACAGCGATAAACCCACGTCAATGGTGTTGGATATTTTGAAGGGGTATAAAGGTGAACATGCAGGCAAATACGAGCTTTACAGTATTGCCGAAACCATTCCGCAAAGCAGCAGATACAGTGATTGGTGGGATTCGGACAACAATTGCGGCACATCGTCTAACAACGACTATTCAATGATAGACCACATTTTGGTTACGGACGCGATAAGGAAAAATATTGGCGATACTTTTATTTATCATGAATACAAAGAATATTGTGGTACATATGATTCCGACCATTTCCCGGTTGTGTTGGATATATATACACGCTAAATGTAATCACAGCATTCTATCTCATAATTATTATTATTTAGTGTAATGCGAAATGGTTTACCGCAGCCGTATATTACACCCTGATTAGCGTAGTCATCACACTCCTCCTTTGAAGCGTGGGGGTGCACTTGTTTGCCGGTGTTTTTGAAGACGCCGTGACGAAATATGCCACAATTTAATTGTGAAATTATTATAAATTCATTGCAATGCGGACACAGGAGTACCGGTTGGTCTTTTAGTACGGACGACATATAATAAATATAGTGGGTACTATTTATTATATTATTTATAATATCATTATTCTCTCTTATTTAACTGCGTCACCCTTTTTAATAAAATAAGTTGCGTTCATACCGCACAATACCTTCATATTTCTACAATGCCTGGCAGGTTCATATTTAATTAGTCCTGAAACAAGATCCTTGGCACCAAATTTTGTACATTCTTGCTGTAAACGTTTTATATTAGAACTGTCTATTAGCTTGCGCTGCCTGTAATACACACAGTCGGCGCACGCAGGTAAAGTCAAATATTTAATGCTGTTAAGTAGCGGGCTTGCTCTCATTGTACTGTATTACACAGTCGTTTTTATATAATAATATGCAAAATGCATCAATCTAACATTTTTATATGAATAAAAAAACATAACCATTTGTTGGTTGTGTTTTTATTTGGTTTCAATTTGTTTTTG